TAAGGTACAGTATATCATACCCCATGCGTATAAGGTTAGCAGGGTCTAGTATAGGTTCATTGTTGTTTACACTTGGGTCTCTGCCTGGCTGTATTTTAAATAAGTCATCTTGTAACATAGGCTTAGGCATTGGTAACCAATTAGCACCAGCCATCATCTTGTCCATAAAGAGGTCTCTGAATAAAAAGGTTTCATGATACCTTGCTCTCAGACTCATAGCACCTTCTATGATTTTATCACCTATTACAGTAACACTATCACGTGGACAATATGCTTCGTATTGATCTGACTTCCAATGTCCGTTACTAACATCTGCTGTAAAGTCTACAGCATTTAGGTTAGGTCTATGTACCTTAACACCGAAATCGTTGCTTAGAACGTTACACAATGCGTCTAAATCCTCTTCTGCTTCGGTATATACATGCTCTGGGTATCTACCCTTAGGCATTTGTGCATACTGTTCAGCACTTAGATTAGCATAGTTGGTTGCGTGGTGCGAAAGGTCTCCATGTGGAATGTTGGCGTCTACAGCCGTTCCAATAATTATTTCTTTAAGGGGATCCCATTCATTACAGGACCATAGATTGTTATTCTGCGTCATGTGTAGTATTTACTACAACTGACTCAATACTGCCTATATTATCTGGTTTTTTACTAGGTGCCCTTGCTAACTCTATAAATGTAAGCATGTCGCCAGTATGCTCAAAGTAAATTCTCCATATGTTATCACTACCAAGTGTAGACATATAAAGCAGACCTTGTCCATGCTCATCGAAGTGCGACACTAAATCAAATATAGTGTCGTCTTCCATTGTATTAGAATAAATGCAAATTTTGTTTTTCATTAGGTTCTCATAGGTTAGAGTACCTTTCAGACCTTCTAGTTCACCTGCACCTAATTTTTTACTTACGTGAATCTTCATGCTTTATATTTCACCGATACGCCATATGGTGCTTCTGGAGTTCTACCACCGTAACCAGAGCCATGAATAATAAACAATGTATCACAGTAGTCTTCGTCACCCCAACTACCCCAAGGATAACCGTCTGTGAATACAATTAACTTCTGCGGAACAATGTCTTCCTCTTTGAGTCGATCAAACATACAATCAAACTCAGTACCACCACCGCCTTCAATTTCAATGTCATAAATGTCATCAACGTTAGTCGAATCAAACTCATGAATTGTGTATGTAGATGTATCAAAGAAACAAAGTCTAAGTTTAAAGTTAGTGTATTGCTCCATGCAACCTTTAACTTCACTTAGAAGGTCTCTAAGCATTTCATCTGACATAGAACCGGAACTATCAATAAAGCAGAACACATCTAAGTCTGTGTCGTAGTCCATACCAGGTAAGTATACTCTTTCAGCAATACCTTTTCTAGCAGGTCTCATAAATGTAAAATCATTCTTTACAACACTTTGAATATTAGTTGAAAGTAACTCTCTCCAATCTAATTCAGGATTAGTAAGATCTTTAATCATCTTTCTAACACCATTAGGGATATCTTTGTTACCTGCACCTTTGGCCGCATTCATGACTGCTTCTTTTACTTCGTCATTGATCTGCTGTCTTTCTTCCTTAGAATACGTTGGTGGGCCATCTTTCTGATCACCACCATCTACATTACCTTGTGCACCTTGACCATCGCCATCTTCTTCACTATAGTCCAAATGCATATCAAGTGTTTCTTCTGTAACATGCTCAGCATTTTCATACAAGTCATCATAGATCTCATCTGAAATCCAGTTCTGATATTTGTAATCAAAACAAATATTAACTTTGGTAATTCTCTTACCAATGTTGTTTTCTACTAAGTCCATATTCACAACATAGTCATTTGCTATGTTCCAAAGACGAGGATCTCTGTTACCACGTCTATCCATATGGTCATAAACATTATGTAAAACCTCGTGGCCCATAAGGAATATAAGTTCGTCATCGTCTAACGAATTGATAAACTCTGTATTATAAAAAAAGTATCTGCCATCAGTTGCGGCAGTTGGACACCAACTAGATGCTTCTTGTAATTGTAACCTAGTTGCTAAGTTACCAAAGAAACCATTCTTAAGAAGCAGTTGCACCCTAGCAGTAATTAATCTATCCTTTACTGCTTGTTCTGAATTTTGTGCTAAATTGTTCATTGTGTGTTCTCCTACAAACTATACTTATATTATACTAAAAATTACCTGGGAGGTCAACCTATTATTTTGGGAAAAAAGGTGGGGGGACCTGTTTAGATCCCCCCTTAGTCTGTGCCGCTTAGTGTAGGTTGTAGGAGTAACTGGCGACACAGGAACTAACTAGTCGATGTTCATGTACTTTCCGTATCGATCAACCCACTCGTCAATACGTTTTACGTCTGCAAAGTCAACATCGATATCATACTCGCTCAATGCAATTTTACAGCCTAATACACACATCTCAGGTTCAAAGTTGTCCATTAAGAAGTTAATGAAGTTATTGAAAGAAGTAGTAAGTTCTTTCTCATCACCTTCGTCTTGGATATTTTTCAACTCATAACTCATACCAACTGTAAGAGCATACTTGGAAGATATCTCAAGTTTCTTCAACTCCTTGACCTTACCTGAAAGGATTTCAGAAGGCTTAGGAAGTTTAGAAGCATTCTTCTTATGGTTCATAAACTTGATTGCCATGCCTTCGCCAACCAAACCAGTAACAATGTCCATTTCCTCTTCATGAGTCATGTCACTGTCTTCTAGCATTTGGCTAACGAATGCCCAAGACCTAGGAGTAGCAAAACTCCTGCTTGAACTCTTTGGATCAAAGTCAAAAAGGTCTTGTTTAGCAAAAGCCAAGTAACCAACAACATCTGGGTTGATGTCATTATCAACTGCCCATGACTGCCAATCTTCGTGATTAACTTCAACTTCTAAGTGAAGGAATCTGTTTGCTAAAGGACTTGGCATCCTGTAAGTAACACCTTTATCAGTGTCTCTATTACCAGCCGCCGCAATTACCACGTTATCTGGTAATACATATTGTCCAACCCTACGGTTAAGGATCAACTGGTAAGCAGTTGCCTGCACACTTGGAGGTGCAGAGTTAAGTTCGTCTAAGAACAAGAAGACAGTTTCATACTGACTAGCAAGTTCTTCTGATGGTAGTTCGGCAGGTGCCGCCCACATCATTTTGTTAGTGTCCTCATCTCTGTAAGGATACCCTTTGATATCTGTTGGGTCTAGCAAAGCCATTCTCAAATCAATTAAAAGGTTGTTACCTTCTTCAGCGATCTGAGCCAGTACGTCGGACTTACCAACTCCTGGAGGACCCCAAATGAATACAGGACGTTTTTTAGAGAAAGCACGTTTGATGTGGTTCTTTGCCCTGCTTAGTTTTACTGTTCGAATGTTATCTGACATATAATTACTCCTACGAAATTATTTAATATGTATATATTATACTAAAAAACCTGACCTAGGTCAACCTTTTCTTTGTTATTTTTTAAATTAAAAGTTAATTCAACCAAGTAGCCTAATGCTTGTAACTCATCTAACCTAAGGAAAACGTCACTATCAGAATAAGTTTTAGGGTCAGATATCCAATTATGTTTACCTGCCCTAGCACTAAATTTATCTAAGTAACGGATTTTATAATCCAAAGATTCGACGTATTCCATTATGCTACTTGTTGAACTCCTGAAAGAACATCAGAAGTGATGTCCTTGAAACCCCATTTATCAACAATGTGATATGAATCGTCTACTGAATCAAATACAATGTCGCCAACTGAAAGAGAATGCATGTCACGATATGTAACAACTTCACCATCTTTCCTAGTGAACGTCTTCATTTTGAAACCACTTACGAATGTGTCGAACCACTGATCTAAACCAGTGTCGTCATCATAGTAGTAACCATTCAAAATTTTGAATACTTCTTCTAAGTTGCTGTCCTCAAAATGAGCAACTTCACAAACTTGGGTATAATGATTAAACATTTCTCCCTTGAAACCTTCAGCACCTCGCATCACTTCCATGTGTGCGTTATACTCAGGATATTTTTCAGCGGCACCTGTGTGTCCTCTGTCGTTAGAATTAACGAAATCTGTAACTTCGTCACTTAACTTGATTTGAAATACTTTGTACATAAAAACTCCTACCTTTTTACAAATTATGCATATATTATACTAAATTTTGGGGTCCTGGTCAACCTATTTTCAGTAAAAATTGTATGATTTTCGTACAAATGATAAATACTTCTGTAACATAATTGTAACATAGAGTTTGATATTCTGTAACAGAGCCCATTAGGGATGAAGTTATTGCAAACCTACTAGCAGTTTTGTTATAATATCACAGGAGAAAGAAATGGCGAAGTCCTTAGGAATAGTAGCCAGTGCAACTCATCGTTTCGCATTGGACTACTTTAGAAAATTTGATACCATGATGAAAAGCGGCAGAATAGAAACTGTTGCTCAGACCATCTGCGAATCATAAAATACAACCACTAAAAAAGGGTCCTTGTGGACCCTTTTTTTTCTATCAAATAAAAACTTACTTAACGTCTGAAACGAATGCGTATAGTTTTTCCGCTTGACTAATCACTTGCTCAGGGGTGATTTCAATAATAGGCAACTTCTTGCCTCCTCTTTGATCTTCTGATTGTGCGTAGTATTGATTGGCAGTTTGTGCTCTGTTCTCTTCTAAAAGACCCATTGCCATACCTAGAATTTCGGTTCGTAATTCGAACCCTGTTTTATTACTCATTTTTATCTCCTGTGTGTGTATGTGTAATGTAACAATCTTGTTACCTTAATATTTACTCAGAAGAAGTGTCTTTGGTAGGATTTTTTGGTTTGCGGAGACCTTGTAACCATTTCTCCAAGTTCTGACCTTTCAGTTTAAGTATAACAGAATCCTTTTCGCTGAATAGCACTAACTTCTTGTTGTCTACAAAGTAAGGCCATTGCATAGTTTGATCTAATTTAACTACTGCTTTGTTTGACAATTTAAAGTTATCTAGTTTAAAATTATAGCAAGTAAAACTCTTTTCCATAAGTGTTAAGCCATACTTGGTAAGTCTAACTCCAATGACCTTATCACCTCTTATCCTATGATTTTTAAAGAACAAAGGCATAATATCAAGTACAGAATACTGACTGATATCTAGTTCTTGCTTGATTTTATCTACTATTTTATATTGTAAACTATTTTGAATTGGCATTTTTGACTTCATCTTCACTTACGATAGGTCCGCTTTCTAATTTAACAACACAAAACTCTTCTGTGTTAAATTGTTTATTAAGCCTTTCTGCTAAGTTAAATGCATGTCCAGGATTAGAAAAACTAGTTTTCTTATACTTCGGTCCAGGATAATCTAAGTAAGAATGCATCGTTCTTAAATTAATTGGTGCACCTTGAAAAAACACACTAAAAACACTTCCAGCCGCTAAGACCTGCTCAGTTTTGTAATTTGTAGTGTCGTGATGTTCTAATATTACTGTTGGTTTTGGTCTACTCATGTATGTCTCCTGTACTTTTATTTATCAAAAATACAGTTAAAACATACTTTAATTAATTAGTTTTGACCTAAGAAGATGCTGAAAACCTCCTAATCTTTCTCCATCTACAAATATTTGTGGTACAGTATTAACGTTATCTCCACAACTTTCGTAGAATTGTGTGCGTTTATCATCGTCATCTAATACTGTTTCTGTGTACTCAAGACTATTAAGTTCTAATACTTGCTTAGCCATAGTGCTATAAGGACATGTAGTTTTTGTATATATTTCAATCTTCATTTTGTTTTAACATGTACCAAGAAAATTTAGCATGGTCTTGCTTTGTTTTAAAACTAACATAGGCTCGATCATCTTTATGCGGTTCAGTTACATATGGTACTGTTCGCTTAAACCACCAACCGTAACCGTTTGTAATGTTTTCTTCGCACCACTTTAGATGACCATGGTTTATACCATGCGATTTCATTTTGTAGTTATATTTATATTTCTTATTGTATTGGCCTAGTTCAAAACCAGACCTTCCGTGTTGCTCTGTCAAAATATAACCTTTAGAACTTGCCACCGTCGACATCCAAAGCCATTGATTTTTTAGGTTTTACTTGCTCAACATCAGATACGTCGTTTAATGCTTTTAGCAATTCGTTTATATCTAATGTTACTTCAGTACTGCCTTTGGATTTATAATACTTAAGATTCTCAATCAGAGTTTTTAATTTCATTTCTTTTGATCTTATTAAGTTCTTTAAGTCTGAATCTTAATTCATCTTTTGTATTAAAAGGGCCTTCGTAGCCATATTGGAATAGTGTACTTGCTTTAGGGCAGTAACCATGTTTCCAACCTTTCTCAAAGTTAATAGCATACCAACCTGCCGCATACAATACATCGCTGTTTGCAGTTTTACTGAATAGAGGTACATCTTTTGTGTACTCAGGGTGGTCAGGTGAAATAAGTTCAGGTGATGGAAAAGGTATTTCAAATCCTGCAATAAACATTTTATCTGGCTGTATTGCACTTTCAACAGTTTTTTGTTGGAATACCCTAGCACCAAAATATTTTTCTACTGCTCGGTCGCTTTTAAATTTTTCCTTAATATCACTTGCCAGGTATTCATAATCACCTTGGACATTTTGATATAAGACACCTACGTTTCCACGATGTTGATCTATCACTAGCCAACTTGCATCATCAACCTTTTTAATTGTTGCTTTTTTACTCATCATTATTCTCCTTAATCAACTCTCGTTGTCTTGTTATTTGTCCTGTTCTTTTATTTGTTGTTGATGTACATTGAAATACTGTTTTACCTTTATCAGGTGATTCAAATGTAACCAACGTTTCCTCTGGACCATACTTAATGGCATCCCATATTTTTCTTATTGTTTCTGACATGCGTTAAGTATTTCTCCAAATTCTGTTGCGGCATCTGTAAGTTTAGGCATATTCCACTTGTTACAGAATTTCATAAAATGTATTCCTACATTTTGCACTTTGTCTTTGTTAGATGATTCGTAAAATACTTCTTTAATAGCAGTTTTAATTTCATCTGGTTGTTGTGTAAGATCAATAAGTATTTTATTACGTTCAAAGTCATCTATTACTCTGTGCTCTTGCTCATTGTGATCTACCCAACGTTGTAACATAAGTTATTGTAGTCAAAGCCTCCACGTTCCATATCAGCATAGGCTTCTAGCATACCTGTTTTGTTTTTACTGCCTTTCTTTCTAGCACCTGGAAAAGCAGAGAAGATGTTATCTGATGTATCACCTCTTACACACTTTTCAAACAGTAACCATTTAGGGTCTGGTACTGCTTTAGGCTCTTGTGTCTTTTTATCAATAGCACGTTTCATAGTCTTTGCTTCGTATATGCCATCTATCTTTACTATTTGGTCTGTTACACCATTATACTGACTGATGTTATTGCTTATAAGTTGATAAAAGTCACTGTCTGTGCTAACAATAACGTGTTCGTCATTTGGGTGTTCTTGTGTCCACATAGCAATTAAATCATCTGCTTCAGATTGTGGTTGATGTAATACAGTACAATTAGTCTTAGTCTTTAAGTAATCAACAAAGTGATCGTATGCTTCAAAAAATATTTCATCTTCTTCTTGTTGACTAGGAGACCTTTGATCCATTGTGACCTTTCTATTCTTCTTGTAAGGTTCGTAAAAGTCTTTACGCCATGAACGTCCTTCTAGACAGAATATTACATGATCACCATCAAACTCTCTCCACACTTTCTTAACACTATTGAACATAATGTGCATTGCCATACCAACTTTCATATCAATGTCACTTGTACGAGCAGTTACATGCTTTGCTCTAAAGAACATGTTAAGTGTGTCAACTAAAATGTATTTCATTATTCCTTCGCTTCTTTATCTTTGTCTGTTACTGTTATGACATCATTGCTGTTAGGTGCCATATCCTGCATACCAAAGTCCATGTCAGCCATTTCTTGTTGCAGTATAGTTCTGCATAAATCATTAAACCAACCGTTTACAATGTCGTCATCACTTTTGCCACTGTAACCGTTTGTTTGTAACATTGTAACAAATTGCTCGTTAAAGTCAAGTTCAACAAAGCCTTTCTTAGGATTAATTGGATCAACATCCATTTGTAATACATTTACATAAGGCTTATCTTCAATAGTAGCAAGTTCTTTTTCTAAATCACCGCCAGTTAAATCTCTTTTAGCAATAGCAATACGTCTATCCTTTTCACTCTTGAACCACAGTTTAGGGTCCATCATATCTCTAAATTTCATCTTTGCCATTTTCTTTCTCCTTTAATTGTTGATAGTATGTTAGGCTACATTGAGCACCACAAAAAACTTTGCTTCTATCCGCAGTATGATACTTGATCTCATGCATTGGAACAGGAACATTACAAGTGGTGCATCTATACATAAATATTATTCTTCCTCTACAGCCAAGTACATGCTTTTAATTGTACAAGGATATTTTCCTTTATTTGTCCAACCTATAGGCGTAATGTTGTCTCCCTTACCAATAAAAGTAGTTCCTGCCCATGAGTTAAATTGCAAGGCCGAAGCATACTGTATGTCCCAGCATCTATTGTAAAATTCTACATCTACTTTTTTGTTATTTGTAAATCTTAGAGTTAGTATATTTTCTTCGCCATTCCATTCCCAACCTCTAACTCTTTTGTAATTAAATGTTTTAATTTCTAAAGCATCTTTGGTAACAGGAATACCGTGTTCAGTGTACCCTATAACTGTGTCATCATCTGCAAATGCCCATGCTACCCATAAAGGTAATGTGACTATAATTGTAAATTTAATAATATGTTTGTGAAAAAACTTTTCCATTTTATTTTCCTATTGCATTTCCGTATATATGAACGTGTACTCTACTTGTATAATTGTATCCACGTTGTATTGCTTCATCGGCTATACTGGCTTCAGTTTGCACTAAGCCTTCGAATGTACCACCGACACCCATAATCCATACTGGGAAGTTACAACCTGCTTCTCTAAATAGTTTAGTGTTCTCTTCAACTTCTTTCCAACTTTCCTCTGTGCCATTTACAACATACTTTAGTTGGCCTACTGGACTTACTTCAGCATATCTACCAATTACTTCTGGCTGTATTGCTTTCTTGTGTTTTTCACCAGCAGTACTCCACAGTTTAGGACTTAGACTCCAATACCATTCTCTACCGTCTGCCCAATTGGAATACTCACGTTGCACCCATTCAGCAAACTCATCACTAATAGGTCTAGTACCATTTGTTTCCACAGTAACATTCATTGGTTGATTCTTTCTGCGTTTGAACTCCTCGATAATGTTCTTCATACCAGGCTGTGTGTTCTTAAGCATTGGCTCGCCACCTGTAAACAC